CCGCAAGGGCCTGCACCCGTACGATTCGCTCAATCGCATGTTCGTGCTGGCGTTTTCCAATGACCCCGTGCCGATCACAATCGACAGTCAAGATCGGCGCTGGTTTTGCGTCTGGTCCTCGGCGCCTCGGATGGCGCCAGACGCCGCCGCCCGATTGTGGGCTTGGTACAAGACCGGCGGTTATGAGGCGATCGCCGCCTGGCTGCGCGCCCGTGACGTGTCGGCGTTTAATCCTTCGGCTGCGCCGGCCTGGACGGAATTTAAGGCTAACCTGGTCGAGCATGGCATGTCGATCGCCGAGTCTTACCTGGTCGAGATGATGCGCGCGCGTCGAGGTGAGTTCGCGCGCGGCGCCGTCGGTAGCCCATTCCACGCCTTGTGCGACCGCGTAGCAGCGTCTGCGCCGTCTGGCGTGAAGGTGCCCCAAGCCGCGCTGTTGCACGCGCTCAAAGAGGCCGGGTGGGTTGATTGTGGCCGGCTCAAGTCGCGCGCCAACGACACGAAAAAGCACATTTTCTGCGCGCCCGACATGGTGCAGCATAGCCGGTCTGAACTGCGCGATCTGGTGGAAGAGCCCGCATCGCCGCTCATGGTGCGGGTGAAGTAAAGAAAAACCCCCACGGGCTTGTGGCCGGTGGGGGTCAAGACAGGAGTGGCAACTGCCTAGAGATCGAGGAAGACCACTAGCAGTGCCACAAGTATAACCGCGATCAGTCCTGCGACCATGCCGCCGCCTCCTCTATGTCGGCAATTATGGTATCGCGCAGCAGGGGGAAGACATCGGCCCCATCGACCGTAGCGCTTATCAAAAAGGCTTGCGCCGGCCATGCTGGGTCCGTCTCATTGCCGGCTTGCGCCGGGTCGTATTCCAGTTCGCAATCAATCTCTATGTTGCCGTGGCGGTGCAGATAGGCTATTGTTTTCATTCCGTGCCCCCGTAGGCCCATTCGCGGCGCGCGACGTATAGCTCATCTTCCAACTCTTCGATCCGCGCTGTGGCTTTGCCTAAGGCCCGCTGCAGCGCGTCAATGCGCGCCAGTAGGTCGGCGGTGGTGGTGTCGCCGGCCATGTACGCGGCGCGCTCTTGTTCGGTGGTAATCATGGCGTCATGCTCCAAAAGTAAAGGACAAAGGGCGCGCCGATCAGCGCAGCGAAGATAAGCGCGGCGAGGAAGTCGCGCGGAAAAATGGGCCGGCGCTCGGGTTCGGGCGTGTAGTGCTCTCTCATGCTGCGAGCCCCGAAACGCGAAAGCACCGGCCATCGGATAGCCGCTCAACGTCTACGGTACCGGCGCGCCGGATAGCGAGAATGCGTACCCGCTCGGGCCGGCCGAATAGGTGCATGGTAAGGGTTTGATTTACTTGCATGGTGTTTGCTCCATGAGAATTTTCTTCAAAAACGGAACCGCGTAACCCGTCAAATTGGACAATTCGCGCAGTGTCATATTTGGGTTTTTGTCATAGATGCGCTTAATGTCGTCTAGTGACAAACCGGAAACCGCGCGCTTTAACGTGTAGGCCATGTCGTTTACCTTACTGTTGTCCGGGCAAAATCACCCGGCCACATGGCCGCACGCGGCCATGCAGCCGACGATCTTACGCGGCCAAACGGATGTTAATCACGCGCTGGCGCGAGCCGTGAGCCGGGAACCCGACAATGGTGCCGCGCTGGCGCTGGCACAGTTGGCACGTCGCGCAGCTGACGTCGTCGCGTTGCGTCGCAGGGCAAACCACTACTTTGCGGCCGGCCGGCGTGATGGTGTTTTCCGTTTGCGTGCTTGGCAGCACGACAACGACAGGCCCGGCGCCAGTGTCAGCGAGCGCGTCAGCGTCGCGCAGATCGTTGGCGCTGAGGTTGACAGTAAAGCCCCATGCGTTGGCGTGCCGAATCCATGCCAAGCTTGCCGCGTCGCGATGATGCGAATAGGTAAAACCACGCTTGCCCTGGTTTGCCGCGACCAGCTGCCCAAGCTTGACCGCGTCGACGGTCCCGTCAACTTGCGGCAGATCGCCCGCTTGATTGTGGCGCCACAACTGACCGTCTGGTAGCGCCGCAATAGATTCACAGAACTGACCCCATGATGTGCCGCGCGTGCCTGCGCTGACCGCTGACCAATGAAGCGCGAGCGGACCGCTTGCTGCGTAGCACTCAGCGCGCATCGCGCAATCGGCCGGGCAACTATCGCGCTCGGTGGTGCTAACGGGGATCGGGCCAGTTTTGACGTTTGCGGATTTGAGTGTGAGATGGACTTGCATGGTTTGCCTTTACTGTAATGAATGAAGCGCGGCGCGCTGGCCGCGCGGGTTAACGAGATGCGCGGTGCGCCGCGCGGGCTTGGATGGCTGCGGTGCTGGCTGCCCAATAGGCGGCATAAGTTGCGTCTGTTGGGTTGCGCTTGTAGGCGCGCAGGGCGCGGTCGGCGGCGCGGATTGCGGCGATGTAGGCTTGCATGGTGCGGTCCTTTCAGGATTCAATCTTGCGAACAATGGACATGTAGAGTGCTTGCGCTTCGATTGACGCGTCGTCTTTGTATGAGTCCAAGCGGGACAATGCTTCATCATGCGGCACGTCATCAAACATGGATTGATAAAGTGAGAAAAGCTCTTCAGCGCCTGCCGCTTGGGCATTGTGGGCGTCCCATAGTGCTGCATCAAAACGGTTGAGATATTCGGTGCGGGTCATGTCGTTTACTCCAGGTTTGTTGCTGCGCTTGCGCGCTTTGCGAGTGTAAGGGAATCTTTTATTCTGTCAACTAGGGACAAACCCTAAGTGTGGACAATTGTGGTCAACGTGTGGTCAACGAAAACGGGCGTGCGTTGTCCACGTCGAGCCATTGGGGAAATGGGCTTTGTGGACAATGTGGACTATTAGTTTATAAGTCTAGAGAGAGATAAAAAATATACTGTATGGATATACAGTAGTGACAATGGGCGGCGCCGTCAGCCGCGCGCCCAAAGGGGGTTGACCGACTTGAAATCGATTGTCCACATGTCCACATTGTCCACAAACCCACGGGCCCACGTCCACGCCACGCAAGCCTTGCGCTTGACCGGTCATTGTCCACATTGTCCACGCGACTGGCGCGCAGCCGCGCAGCACGCAAGCCTTGCGACTGTCGGGCCATGGTCCACATTGTCCACATGGTCCACGGCTGCCGGCCAGGTGGCGCGCGGCCAGGAGCTGCCGGTCAAAACCGAGGGGGGGAGGGGGCCGGGGACCGGGAGGTCACGGCAGCGGAGGGACTGCTCAAACTTTTTTATTTTTTGCAAAAGTGCTATATTCGGCCTATGTTCGAGACCCTGCCATATGAGCCGCGTCAGTTGCAAGCGACTGAGGACCGGCTGCATCGCATCTATAAGGCTGCCAAGCTCGGCCTCAAAGGCGACAACCTGGCGCTGGCCGCAGGCATGTTGCCCAAGGAGTACGCGAGGCTTAAGCAGTTTGACGAGATTGCGGAGTACGCTGAACTCAAGGGCCGCGCCGAGGGCGAGCTGGAGATGAGCCACCTGCTGCACGAAGCCGCAGCGCAAGGCGACGCCAAGGCGGCGCTGGCAATCCTTCAGAACGTCCACGGCTGGGTAGCCAAGCAGGCCATTACAGTAGATGTGAACCAGTCCATCAGCATCACAGCGGCGCTACAAGAGGCCGAGCGGCGCGTCCAAGACGTTGTGGACGTGATCGAGAACAACCCGAGCCAAGTGCTACAACATGCAGACCACACGTTACAGCGCGCAGGATGAGCAAGAGTTGATGGCTCGGCTATGGAGCCCGGCCATCAAGGACAACCCGCTGGCGTTTGTGATGTTTGCCTACCCGTGGGGCGTCAAGGGCACGCCACTGGAGCACTTCACTGGCCCGCGCAAGTGGCAGCGCGAGGTGCTTGCGACTATGGCCGAGCACATCAAGAAGAACGGCGGCAAGCTGGACTTCGACGTGCTGCGCCTGGCGGTCAGTTCTGGCCGGGGTATTGGCAAGTCGGCGCTGGTCAGTTGGATCACGGACTGGATGCTGTCCACGCGCATTGGCTCGACGACCATCATCTCGGCCAACAGTGAAAGCCAGCTCCGCAGTATCACCTGGGCCGAGCTGACAAAGTGGCTGGCGATGTCGATCAACAGCCATTGGTTTGAAGTAAGTGCTACCAGACTGATGCCGGCCAAGTGGCTGACGGAGCTGGTCGAGCGCGATCTGAAGAAAGGCACCAGATACTGGGGCGTTGAGGGGCGGCTGTGGTCGGCCGAGAACCCGGACGCCTACGCTGGCGTGCATAACTTCGACGGCGTGATGGTGATATTCGACGAGGCCAGTGGTATCGACGACTCGATCTGGGCGGTGACCAGCGGATTCTTTACGGAGAACACGCCAAACCGCTTCTGGCTGGCGTTTTCCAACCCGCGCCGCAACACCGGGTACTTCTACGAGGCGTTTAACAGCAAACGGGAGTTCTGGGCGTCAAAAATAGTGGACGCTAGGACGGTCGAGGGCACCGACAAGGCGGTTTACGAGCAAATCATCGCGGAATACGGGCCGGACTCCTCACAAGCGCACGTTGAGGTGTACGGTCAGTTCCCGAACGAGGGCGACGATCAGTTCATCAGCATCGGCGTGGTCGATGAGGCGATGAAACGGGCCAAGCATATGGACCAGTCGGCGCCGATTGTGATCGGCGTAGACCCGGCGCGGTTCGGGGCAGACGCTACGGTCATCGCCGTGCGGCAGGGGCGCGATATCGTCAAGCTGATACGGCACCGGGGCGACGACACCATGACGGTGGTCGGGCACGTCATCGACGCAATTGAGGAATTTAAGCCGTCGCTGGTCAACATCGACGAGGGCGGGCTGGGAGCGGGGGTCGTAGACCGGCTAAAAGAGCAGCGGTTCAAGGTCAGAGGCGTGAACTTCGGCAACAAGGCTAAAAACCCCATTATGTACGGCAACAAACGGGCTGAAATGTGGGGCGATATGCGCGATTGGCTGAAAACAGCCAGCGTGCCCAACGACAGGTTCTTGAAAAGTGACCTGATTTCGCCTAAGATGAAGCCCGATTCGCGTGGTACGATCTATCTAGAGTCCAAAAAGGACAT